ATGACGGAGGCCGGCACTGGCGCCGCAGACGCGCGCCGCAAACATGGCGCGCCCAAGAACTGGCGCGACGTGTTCATTGCCACGCTGGGCGAGACTTCGAGCGTCGAGGCATCTGCCGGGGCAGCGGGGATCCGCACGGCATGGGCCTACAAGACGCGGCGTGAGGATGCGGACTTTGCCCGGCGCTGGTTCGAGGCGCTGTGCGAAGGGTACGACAATCTGGAAATGGACCTGCTCTATCGCCTGCGCAGCGGCCGGATCGAGGAGGTCGACGAAGACGGCAGCAAACGGAAGTTCGACCTGGCGACCGCCTTTCGCATTCTGACCGCCCATCGCGAACGCGCGACGGGAGAGGCGGGCTCCGCGCAGGGAGAGGACGAGCAGGCTGTGCTCGACTCGATCAACGCGAAGATCGACGCGATGCGAGCGCGCGAAAAGGAGGTTACGGACCTGCTCGCCCGGGATGGCATCATCCAGCCGCGAGCGTGACATGGCGCCAGATGACAAGGCGCGTTGGCTCGTCGGAATGCCGGTCGACGAGCGCGAGTCCTTCCTGGCCGGCCTCAGCCCGGCCGAGAGGTCTGCGCTCCGCTATTTCTGGCGGATTTGGGCGCGGCCAGACCAGCTGACCCCGGCGGGCAACTGGCGGCTGTGGTTGATCTTGGCAGGCCGCGGATTCGGCAAGAGCCGGGCCGGGTCTGAATGGGTTCGCGAAGTGGCTCGCAGTGACCCGACCGCGCGGGTCGCGCTGGTCGGCGCATCCCTGCCGGAGGCGCGGGCCGTTATGGTCGAAGGCGAGAGCGGGATTCTTGCCTGCTGCCCGCCAGGTTCGGCGCCACGATTCGAAGCCTCGCTGCGGAGGATCACCTGGAACAACGGGGCGCAAGCTTTCCTCTACTCGGCGGCCGAGCCGGAAAGCCTTCGGGGACCGCAGCACAGCCATGCCTGGTGCGACGAAATCGCCAAATGGGATAATGCCAGTGAGCGCGCCGTGCGAGCCTGGGACAACCTGCAGATGGGGTTGCGCCTGGGCGAACGACCGCGGGTGCTAGCGACCACCACTCCGCGCGCCGTGCCGCTGTTGAGGCAGGTGCTCGCAAGCGAGCACGAGGGAGACGTGGTGGTTACGCGAGGCAGTACCTACGCCAACGCGCTGAACCTTCCCGAAAGCTTCCTCACAACGATGAGGAAGCAGTTCGGCGACACTGCCCTTGGCCGACAGGAGTTGAATGGCGAGCTGCTGGAGGAAGCGGAAGGGGCGCTGTGGACACGCGTCCTGATCGAGAAGCTGCGCCAACCCTTCGCCGCCGAGCCGATGGCGCGAGTGGTGGTGGGGGTTGATCCGCCCGCCTCGGCTCGTGGCGACGAGTGCGGCATAATCGTTGCCGGAGTCACCGAAACGGGGACAGGCATGGTTCTGGCCGACGCCAGCGTAGCCAAGGCGACGCCGGAGCGATGGGCTCAGGCAGTCGCCTCGTCCGCGCTGGCGTGGAAGGCTGACCGCGTGGTCGCCGAGGCCAACCAAGGCGGTAAGATGGTGGAAAGCGTGCTGCGCGCTGCCGACTGTCAGATGCCGATTAAGCTGGTCCATGCCAGTCGCGGGAAGACTGCGCGGGCGGAGCCGATCGCCGCCCTATATGAGACCGGTCGCGTCCGCCATGTCGGCCAGTTCCCGAAGCTGGAGGATCAGCTCTGCGGGCTGATGGCTGGCGGCACCTACGAGGGCCCTGGCCGCAGCCCTGACCGGGCCGACGCGATGGTGTGGGCGCTGTCCGAACTGATGCTGACAAGCTTCGCCCGGCCCCGGGTGACAACCTTGTAATGCCCGCACCCGCGGGCCCGACCGACGTACAACAAGGGAACCGACCATGTCCTTTCTCGACAGCCTGCGCACCGCCTTCAAAGGCGGCAGCGAGGCGCGCGTGCCGCTGGCGCGTAGCTTCACCTCTCCGTGGTCGGTGGCCTTTGAGACGTCGGTGACTCGGCTGCCGTTTGAGTACCGGCGCGTGATCAAGGAAGCGTTCCTGGAAAATCCGGTGGCGCAGCGAGCCGTTCGCATCGCCGCCGAAGGCGTCGGCAGCGCGCCGCTCGCGGCTTCGAACCAGGAGGTCCAGCAGCTGGTTGGGACGACCTCTGCCGGGCAATCGCTGCTGGAGACATTAGCCGCCCATCTGCTGTTGCATGGCAACGGTTACGTTCAGGTGATGCGCGGGGGTGACGGGAGGCCGGTTGAGCTGTTCGCGCTGCGACCCGAGAGGGTTCAGGTGATCATGGACAAGGAGGGCTGGCCGGCCGCCTACCAGTATAAGGTCGGCGACCACACGCTGACGCTGCGCGTGGAGGATGAAGACGGCTGGCCGGGCGTCATCCATTTGAAAGCCTTCCACCCCGCCGACGATCATTATGGCGCCGGATGCCTCTCGGCCGCCGAGCAAGCGGTGCTGATCCACAACGCCGCGTCTGCCTGGAACCGAGCGCTGTTGGAGAATGCGGCGCGGCCGTCTGGCGCGCTGGTCTATAGTCCCGGTGAGGCGGCCACGCTGACTCCCGAGCAGTTCGAGCGGTTGAAGGCCGAACTCGAGGCAGCCTTCTCCGGCAGCGCCAATGCCGGGCGGCCGATGCTCTTGGAAGGCGGCCTGAAGTGGCAAAGCCTTTCGCTGAGCCCGGCCGACATGGACTTCGCAGAGCTGAAGGCAGCTGCAGCACGGGACATCGCGCTGGCCTTCGGCGTGCCGCCCATGCTGCTCGGCCTGCCGGGCGACAACACCTACGCCAACTACCGGGAAGCGAACCGGGCGCTCTGGCGGCTGACCTTGCTGCCGCTTGCCGGCAAGATCCTGGGCGGGCTTCAGCAGGGGCTGCGCCCCTGGTTCCCTGATGTGACACTGGCGGTCGATCTCGACCGGGTGCCCGCGCTGGCCGAAGACCGCGAGAAATTGTGGTCGCAAGTCGCTGGCGCCGATTTCCTGACGGACGGTGAAAAGCGGGCTCTGCTCGGCTTGCCGCCTGTAGAGGAAAGCAAGCCATGAAACGCGAGGACATGCTCGCCAAGCTGATTGCCCAGGCGGCGACCGAAGGCGGTGAGCTGATCACCTTGCGGGCGATCGTGGAGGAAGCAAGCGAGCTGGGTGCCGAGCGGGTCCTGCGTCGTCTCGACCTCGCTGACGACCGTGCCGCGAGTGATCTTGGGGAATTGCGCGATCTGCTGGGTGCCTGGCAGACGGCAAAATCGAGCGCATGGAAGGCTGTTGTGGAATGGATCGTGCGCGGATTGATGGCGTTGCTGCTGCTCGGCATAGCAGTGCGGCTGGGCGTACCGGAGCTGTTCCAGTGAGTGCGGCACCGTCGTTCCGCATCGCCGGATATGCCGCCCTGTTCGACGTGGCCGACGGAGCTCGCGATACGATCCGGCCCGGCGCCTTCGCTCAATCCCTGGCCGTGCGCGGCGAGCCACTCCCGCTCCTGTGGCAGCATCGCCCCGCCCAGCGGATCGGCACAATCGAGGAGGTGCGCGAGGACGCTCGCGGGCTGCGGGTCATCGCCAGAGTCGAGAACGTCGCCAGCTACGCCGCTAAGCTGCTGCGCGAAGGCGCGGTGAGTGGCTTGAGCTTCGGGTATCGCGCGCGGCGCTATCGTCTGCTGCCGGCGGGCCGAATGCTTGAGGAGGTCGATCTGGTGGAAGTGAGCTTGGTCACCCATCCGCTCCAGGATCGGGCGCGGGTGCACCTGCTCCGCTGACAAACACCGCGATCGTCCGGCTTGTTTGATGTTCATGTTTTCGACCGGCCGCCTGCGGGGCGGCCTTTTTTGTAACCAGAAAGGTACTGCCCCCATGATGACCGATCACGATACCGACGCGCTCTCTGCGTCCTTCGACCTGATTGCCCGCCAGGACGCCGCCGATGAGAAGATTGCGGGGCTTCGCACCGATGTGGACGAAGTGAAGGCGCGGCTAGAGCGGGTCAGCCGCGCCGCCGGGCGCCCGACGCTTGGCGCCTGCACTGCGCCGGAGGTGAAGGGCTTTGTCGACGGCTACCTGCGCCAGGGTCGCGAGACCGAGCTCAAGTCGATTGCCGGCGTGGTGGCGGCGGATGGAGGCTATTCGGTGCCGACCGAGATCGATGCGATGATCGCCCGCGAGTTGAAGGAGATCAGCCCGATCCGCCAGCTTGCGCAGGTCGTCAGCGTCGGCACGGCCGGGTATCGCAAGCTGATCGTCACTGGCGGAACCAAGAGCGGTTGGGTAGGCGCAACCACCGCGCGTCCCGAAACCGATACACCCGAATTCGCCGAAATCTCGCCGCCGACGGGCGAGCTCTACGCAAATCCGGCTGCCAGCCAGAGCATGCTTGACGATGTCGGCTTCGATCTCGAGGGGTGGCTCGCCAGCGAAATCGCAATGGAATTCGCCCGCGCCGAAGGCAGCGCATTTGTGACTGGCACCGGGGTCAATCAGCCGCTTGGCTTTTTGTCCTCGCCAGTCTCCCTCGCAGGCGATGCGGTGCGTCCGTTCGGCACGCTGCAGTACATCGGTTCGGGCGACGCAACGGGCTTTGATGTTAACCCGGAGAGCCGGTTGATCGACCTCGTTCACACGATGAAGGCGGGGCACCGTCAAGGCGCGGTCTGGGTCATGAACTCCACGACGCTGGCCGAGGTGCGCAAGCTGAAGACCCCGGACGGCGCATTCCTGTGGCAGCCCGGCTTGGTCGACGGGCAGCCCGACCGGCTGCTCGGCTACCCGGTCGTGGAGGCTGAGGACATGCCCGACGTCGATGCCGGCGCGTTCCCCATTGCCTTCGGCAATTTCCGGGCCGGCTACCTCATCGCGGAGCGGAGTGCCACGACGATCCTGCGGGATCCGTACACGAACAAGCCGTTCGTCCACTTCTACGCTACCAAGCGGGTGGGCGGGCAAGTGCTGGATAGCGCGGCGATCAAGCTGCTGCGCATCGAGGCATAAGCCTGGAGCACTTGTTGGGGGCGGCAACCGGTGTGCCGGTCGCCGCCCCTTCCGCACGCCTGCGCCGCAGCATCTATCGCGAGCGCAGCGCTGGCGTGCACTTTCCCTGTTCCAAATACGGAGACCGCCATGAAGCGGGCAATCGTCGTGCCGGCCATGGTGGCGGGTGCGCCCCTCGACGAGCTCAAACAATGGCTGGCCATCACCACCTCCGGTGACGATGCCCTCCTGTCCGGGCTTGTGCACGGTGCGTTGGACATGTGCGAGGCCTTCACGGGTCAAATGCCCCTTGAGGCGCTATGCGAGGAGATGCTGCCCGCCTCCGCTCTTTGGCAGGGGCTGAAGACCCGTCCAGTGCAAGCAATTGCAGGGATCGAAGGCGTGCTTCCCGATGCGGTCCGGTTTCCACTTGCCTCCCACCTCTACGCGATGGATTTGGATACTGACGGGGGTGCGCGAGTGCGGTTGTTGCAGCACATCGGCACGGGCCGAATGGCGGTGCGCTTCACCGCCGGCATGGCGGCGACTTGGTCCGGCCTGCCGGAAAGTCTGCGGCAGGGCATCCTGCGGCTGGCGGCGCACCACTACTCCATGCGCTCCAACGAGGCGGCAGAATCCGCACCACCTGCCGCCGTGGCTGCCTTGTGGCGCCCTTGGCGACGGTTGCGGTTGATATGATCAGCGCTGGCACCAAGCCCGGGAGCCGGTTGCCTCGCCAGCTTGAAGACCGCGCCGCACGGTTGGCCACAGCCCATGCCGAGGAGCGTCTACGCAAGCGGCGGGCAGACCCGGTACGTTGGCGCCTGCCGCACCTACTGTGGCCCACGATAGGCTGAGGACACGAGCATGGAAACGCTGCTACGGGTTGCGCTCCTCGAGTGGCTGCGCGCCGACCCTGCCCTGCAAAGCGCCCTCAACCAGGTGGCTGAGGAAGCTCCGCGGCGGGCCACCCCACCCTGGCTTGGCCTCGTCGCCAGCGCAAGCACCGACTGGAGCAACAAGACCTGCAAAGGTCGCGAGGTGAGGGTCGCGCTGGAGTTCCACGGCCGCGGTGATGATCCCGCCGCCGCCGCACTGGTCGTCCAAGCGATCGAGGCGCGGATCGAGGCTCTCCCGAGCGCACAAGCAGGCTTTTACGTGGCCTCACTCACTTTCTTGCGAGCCCGGGCAGAGCAGCGTCCTTCGAACACTCGCGCCGTGCTGCTTGAGTATCGCTTCCGCCTGCTTGCAGTTGAGAGCCAACAGAAGGGATCTATGACATGAGTGCCCAGAAAGGGTCGGCATTTCTTTTGAAAATCGGCGGTGAGCGTCAGACTGTCGCCGGCCTTCGAACGACGCAGATGTCGATCAATGGCGACACCGTAGTCGTCACACACAAAGGGTCGGGCGGCTGGCGCGAGCTGCTGTCGGGAGCAGGCACCCGCTCGGTTTCGGTCAGCGCATCCGGCATCTTCCTCGGCAGCGCCGCCGAGGCAGCCATTCGCTCGCACGCGCTCGCCGGCACGATCGATGAATATGAGTTGGCGTTTGAAGGCGGCGAGAAGCTGGTCGGCGACTTTCTGGTGCAGCGCCTCGACTACGCCGGCGACTTCAACGGCGAGCGAACCTACACGCTGCAACTCGAAAGCAGCGGCCCGGTGTCGTCGACATGAACGGCAGCGCTAATCCGGTGCGCGGTGAAGCAGCCATCGCGCTGGGCAAGCGAACGCGTGTTCTGCGTCCGACGTTCGCGGCTCTCGTTGCGGCGGAAGAGGAGCTCGGCCCCCTTTTTGCACTGGTCGAGCGCGCCGGCGAAGGTCGGCTTCGGCTTCAAGAGATAGCCAGCCTGTTCTGGCATTGCCTCGCGGAGCGCGGCGAAACAACGCGCGAGGAAGTTGGCGAAGCCGTACTCTCAGCGGGTCTGGCGGCGAGCGCGAAGCCGCTGCGGATGCTGCTCTCTCAGATTTTGCAAGGCGCAGGGTGAGCGCGACTTTCGCCGCCGCCGCGCGGCGCCTGTCCGGCATCATCCCGCGAGCGCTGGGCTGGTTGCCGCGCGATTTCTGGGACGCCACGCCCGCGGAACTGGCGGCGATCTTTGCCGCCGACGAGACGTCTGAGGCCGAGCCGCTGACCCGGCGCGAACTCAATGTTTTACTGGAGCGCGAACGCAATGGATGACGAGATCGAAACTCTCATGATTGAAGTCCGCGCGAGCACTTCCGGCTTTCGCTCAGACATCGAAACGATGCGCGGTGCGCTCGACAACAACCTTGTGGACGGTTTCTCCAAGGCAGGGACGGTGTTTGAGCGCGGACTTCTCTCGGCCATCCGCCGCGGAAGCCTGGGCTTCAATGATCTGAAGCAGACCGCCCTCCAGACCATGAATGAGATCGCAGCTCAGGCTGTCCAGGCCGGCATCGGCGACCTGTTCCAAGGAAGTGGAGGAGCAACGGGGGCGAGCGGCGGCGGAGCAGGCATCGGCTCGCTCGTTTCGGGCGCGCTGGGCGCTCTGTTCGGGCTTCCTGGTCGCGCGACCGGCGGCCCGGTTTCGCCCGGCGCGGCGTATCTCGTGGGAGAGCGCGGTCCGGAGGTGTTCGTCCCCACCTCTGCAGGGCGTGTCGAGACAGGCCAGAGCGCGCCGTCGCGGGATGTGCGGGTGTCGATCCACCTCGACCAGCCGCGCGGCACCGACGCACCGGGCGCGCTGCGCCGCTCAACACGTCAGGTTGCCAGCTCGGTCCGACGAGCCCTGCAAACGTTTTAGGGAGAGGGTCGATGGCATTCTGGCTTGCGCGCGAGCGAGACGGCCAAGAGTCTGATTACGTCCAGCGCTTCGATCCCCGGTTTTGGACGATCGACTTCCCTCGTCCGATGATGGGAGCGGTGGTGACCACCGACACAGACGCGCTCCGGCTCGAGGTGGAGTTCTACCAGACGAATGAACTGGCCGGGCTGATCTGGGACAGCGTCGACCGCTACGATCATCCGCTCCTCGCCTATGTCACGGACCGGAATTATTCCAGGACGACGCTGCGTTTCCGCTGGCGTTCGGGAGGAGTAATCGCCCTTGATGCGGTGCATGGGCCGACGCTGACGATCGAAGGTCAAGACGCCAGCGGCGCTGCCCGCAGTTGGTACGTCCGGCTGTGGAACTATGCGGTAGGCTCGCCCGAAGACGCGATTGTAACGCTCCCCTTCTCCGCACTGTCTGGCGGTTGGAACCTAGCGAGTGGCGCCGACCCGGTCTTCCCCTCCGCCATTGACCGAATGTTCGTCTCGATCGCACCGCGGGGCTTCGATCCCTCCACCGCGGGCACCCTGCCCAGGCGTGTCGACGGTTGGGTCGAACTGACGGAGATCGAGTGTTCGGGCGATCGGCCGATGCTTGCCGTTGGCGACGTCATGCTGCCGCCGCATGATCTACAGATGGCGACTGCTTACGACGACAGCTATAATCTGACGCCTGCACGGCTGCTGCGGAACATGCGCGGCCTCGGCTATCGGAGTGCCGTCATCCACTATGTCGGCATGAGCCACTACTACCGTCTGTCACCGGCAGCTGACGGAGTGCTGCAGGCCGGGCTCGAACAACCGCTATGCGCTCCGGCCGAGTGCTGGCATCGCAGCTATTTCGAGGAGTGTCGCACACACGGTTATCAGCCGATCGTTTCGCTTTCCTACGAATTGTTCGCCGAGCACTGCCCGGAGGATTGGCGCCAACGCTTTCCTGATGGCTCGCCGGCGCTCACCGGATGGGTTCCGCCATCCACCCTGTTATCTCCGGCGAACGAGAGGGCGATGAGCTTCCTGCAGGAAGTCGCCGCACTGTTCGTTCGGCTCCTGCTTCAGACAGAGCTACCTGTTTCGTTCCAAATAGGCGAGCCGTGGTGGTGGACGCTCCACAACGGCCAGATCGCCCTCTATGACCCGGCGGCCCGCGCCCTCTTCAGCAGCGCTGCACCTCCGATCGCGGACTTGCGCCAGCCTGTGACGCCGGAGCAAACAGCGGTGCTGGAGCGAGCCGGCAAGGTACTGGCGAACTCAACCGGCGCCCTTCGCGACCGGGTCATCCGCGAAGCAGGCGGAGCAGCGGAAACGATGCTGCTCGTATTTACGCCGACGGTCCTCGATGTCGCCATGCCGGAACTTCGGAAGGCGAATGTGCCGGACGGGTGGGCTTGGCCCGCTTACGATCGGCTGCAGCTTGAGGACTACGATTGGCTGACGGCGGGCAACCAGGGTGATCGCTACGCAGCCTACCGGGAGGTCCAGCAGCGCCTCAAGTACCCGCTCGACAAGCAAGACTATCTGGCGGGTTTCGTGTTGAAAGCCGAGGATGCCGAGCTCTACTGGTCGCGAATAGAGGCCGGCATCAGCGAGGCCGAACACCGCGGCGTGGCTCGGCGCTTTGTCTGGGCGCTGCCCCAGGTCAACCGCGACGGCTATACCCGCCTGCCCGCTTCTGAGGACGATCAGATGCAAGCCTTCGACGATGTTCTCTACCCATTGGCTTTGGGCCGCGACGCCGGAGTCAGCGCGGAGTTCTCTACCTCGGTTTCGCTCACGGCTTCGGGTCACGAACGGCGTGCCAGCCATTGGAGCGACGCCCGCTTACATTTCGATGTCGGCCCGGGCATCCGCTCGGAGCAGGAACTCGGAGTGCTGATCGCCTTTTTCCGCGCCCGCCGGGGCGCGGCGCGCGGCTTTCGCGTGCGCGATCCTTTCGACTACAGCTCTTCGGACATGACTGGGAAGGCAGGGCCTCTCGACCAGCTGCTCGGAGTGGGCGACGGCCTCACTGCGCGCTTCCGGTTGTGCAAGCATTACGCCGGGCCTGAGCCCCAAATTCGCTATATCACTCGGCCGCATGCGGCTAGCGTGGTGGCGAGCATCGCCGGAAGGGCGACAAGCGCCTGGTCACTCGAGGAGGGTGGCTGGATCGTGTTCGACGAAGCCCCCTCGGCAGGGGCGGAGGTCCGCGCCGGCTTCACCTTCGACGTACCAGTTCGGTTCGCAACCGACCGGCTCGATATTACAGGCGCAGCCTTCGCCGCCGGAGAGGCGCCATCGGTGCCGCTCGTCGAAGTGCGTGAGGTGACATGACGCGCGTGTTCTTCAGCCGCGAGTTGGAAGGGATAGCCACCTACTGGCGAATCCGACGCAAGGATGGAGTGACGATCGGTCTGACAAGTCACGACCGGGACCTGTGGTTCGACGGTGTCCGGCACCAGGGCTCGCCCGGCATGGTGCCGAGCGCCATCCGCCGCACGGCGGACCTGAGCGAGGACAGCGCCGAAGTGCAGGGGGCGCTTACCCATGACAGCATTGCGGCGGCCGATCTCGCCGCCGGCCGCTTTGATGGCGCCCGGATTGAGATTGGACTGGTCGACTGGGAAAGCTTCGAACGAGCCGTCCTCTATCGCGGTTCGATCGGCGGTGTGGCGGAGGAGGGGGCGGGCTTCCAAGCCGACCTCCAGTCAGTGAAAGAGGCGCTACAAACCGATCCGGTTCCACGAACAAGCCCCACCTGCAGGGCGCAGTTCTGCGGACCCGGCTGCTCGCTGAGCCCTGCCCGCTTCACACACGAGGCGCAACTCTCGGCTGTCGACCACGATCTCAACGCCGTCCGGTTCGAAGGCGGTCCGCCGCCGGAGGATCTGGAAAACGGAAGACTGCGCTGGGTTGATGGGCCGCACGCCGGTCAGTGGATGGAGATCATGAGCATTGAACCGGAAGGGCTGGTGCTCGACCTGGAGCTGGATCCCGGTCTGGTAACCGGCACCCGGGCTCTCCTGCGCGAGGGGTGCGACCACACGCTCGAAATGTGCCGCGACCGGTTCCACAATGCGGTGAACTTCAGGGGCGAACCCTTCCTCCCCGGCAACGATCTCCTCGCCCGATATCCTCAAGGCTGACGATGAAAGACCGGGACGCGCTCGCTGCGGCCGCGATGCAGTTGGTTGGCGTTCCGTTTCGTTTGCATGGACGCGATCCGCGACTTGGGCTTGATTGTGTAGGCGTGCTCGTGGCGGCGTTCGCCGCAATCGGCCGAGTGCCACGCCTGCCGCTGCACTACCGCCTCCGCCGTGCGAACATTTCGGACTTCCTCACCGGCGCGCGAGAACTGGGGCTGGTGGATGCGAGCGGCTCGCTGGCCCCCGGCGATGTGCTGGTGGTGAAGCCGGGTCCGGCGCAGTTCCATGCGGCGATCGTCACGCAGAGCAAGACCATCGTGCACGCCCACGCCGGGCTCGGCCATGTAGTCGCCAGCCCGGCGCCGCTCCCGTGGCCGGTGGAACACCACTGGCGGCTCCCTGACAGATAAGGTCTCACGCTCATGGCGACGCTTGTTTTCACCGCTTTGGGAACGGCGCTGGGCGGCCCGCTAGGAGGCGCGCTCGGCTCGCTAGTCGGCAATCAGCTAGACCGCGCGATCGCCGGTTCTCCTTCGTCCCAGGGTCCGCGTCTGAAGGAGCTCTCGGTCACGACCTCCAGCTACGGGACGACTGTCCCTCGCCACTATGGCACGATGCGCTCGGCAGGCAGCATCATCTGGTCCACCGACCTCGTCGAGAGCAGCGAGGAGAGCGGCGGCGGCAAAGGCCGGCCGGCCACTGCCACCTACAGCTACTCCATCTCCTTTGCAGTGGCGCTGGCGAGCCGCCCGATCGCACGACTCGGGCGCATTTGGGCCGACGGCAACCTGCTGCGCGGCGCGGCCGGCGATCTCAAGACCGGGGGTACTTTACGGGTCTACACCGGCCATGGCGATCAGGAGCCGGATCCGATCATCGCTGCCCAGAGGGGCGAGGGATGCCCCGCCTTCCGCGACCTCGCCTACTGCGTGTTCGAAGGGCTGCAACTTGCCGAGTTCGGCAACCGGATTCCTGCGCTGACCTTCGAGATCGTTGCCGATGATGGCGAGGTGACGCTGACGAGCCTGATCGAGCCGGTCGACGAAGCGCTCGACGCCGCTCGCCCGCTCGAAAACCTCGCCGGCTTCAGCGACGAGGGCGGGCCGCTGACCGGCACGCTGGCCGTAATCGACCAGGTCTATCCGCTGGCGCTGGATGCGGGTGGCGACCGGCTCACGCTTCGCGCCGCAGACGAGGTGCCTGCCGCCCCTATCGTGTTGCCCGAAGCCGCAGTCGATCCGGAAAGCGAGAGCTTCGGCACCGCGACGGGATCGTCCCGGCGCCGGCAGCCTGACCTCGAGGATGTGCCCGAGGCCCTGCGCTACTATGACATAGCGCGCGATTATCAGGCCGGCTTGCAGCGGCCCGTCGGGCGCGCGCACCAGGGCCGCCAGCGCATTATTGAGTTTCCCGGCGCGCTCGAATCAGGGGCGGCACGCGCGCTGGCCGATGCCGCGGCCGAGCGGGCGAGTTGGGCGCACGAGGCGATGGCCTGGCGCACTGCCGAGCTGAATCCGGCAATTGCGCCAGGCACGGTCGTGCGAGTCCCCGGCCACAGCGGCTTTTGGCGGGTCGAGACATGGGAGTGGCGGGAGCGAGGCGTTGAACTGGAGCTGCGGCGCCTGCCCCGCTGTCGCGGCCGCACCCCCGCGGCACAGGCTGGCGAAGTCCTTTCTGCTCCCGATCTGATCGCGACGCCAACCCACCTCGCGGCATTCGAGGTTCCGCCCGACAGCGTCGGCGGCGTCGACGCGCGCCGAATCTTTGTCGCAGCGTCCTCCTCGTCGAAGGGCTGGAAGGGCGCTGCGCTCTACCTGGACAGGGGCGGCGACCTCGTGCCGCTCGGAAGCTCCGGCAGCCACCGTGCGATCCTTGGGACGACGCAGGCCCGATTGGCAGCATCGTCGGGGGTCCGGTTCGAGGCAGCGTCTGTTCTCGAGGTGCAGCTTGTGTCCGAGGATTTCCAGCTGGTGAACGCGTCCCCGGACCTGCTCGCAGGAGGCGCTAATCGCGCGATCGTCGGCGGCGAGATCATCCAGTTTGCACGTGCGGAACGCCTTACCGCCTCGCGCTGGCGGCTGAGCGGCCTGCTCCGCGGGCGAGCCGGCACAGAGCCCGAGGCGCTCCGCGGCCACCAGCCGGGCGAGAGCTTCGTGCTGCTGAACGAGGCCCTGGTCGCGCTCGATGCCGCCAAGCTCGACACAGCCGGCGCGGCAACCATAGCGGCGATAGGACTGGCCGATCCGGAGCCTGTCACCGCCGCGGTGGTCAATCCCGGAGCCAGCCTGCGCCCGCCGCCGCCGGTCCACCCTCGCCGCATTGCGTCGGCCGACGATCTGATCGTTTTCGAATGGACACGGCGCGCCCGGGGTGCCTGGATCTGGGCCGAAGAAGTTGAGACGCCGCTCGTCGAACCGAACGAACGGTACATCGCTGGCATCGGCGATGTCGATCAGCCGGTTATGAGGTGGGAGCTTGAGCGAGCGCGACTGGAGCTCTCCCGCGACTTGGTAGCAGCTCATTCCGGCAGGCCGCTCTGGGTGCGGCAGGTCGGCCTGCACGCGGTCTCCGACGCTCTTCTTCTCACCCTGCTTCCCTGACGAGCTGCGCAAAGGAGACTGACCGATGTCCGATCCGCTCGAGTTTACCTCCAAGAGCCCTCGTTTCGGCTTACCCCTGCTGTTTTCCGGGCAAGCGCAGAAGGAGTTCTTCGTCAACGAGGCGAACTCCCTGACCGATCTGCTTCTCCACGCAGCGATCGAGGGCGAGGCAGCTGCGCCGCCCCCCAGCCCGAGCGCCGGCGAGTGCTGGCTGGTGGCGGAGAGCCCGTCCGGCGACTGGGCTGGCCACGAGGGGCAGATCGCCTCGTACCAGGCGGGCACCTGGTTGTTCGCCAGCCCACGCGACGGCATGCGCGTGCTGGACCGTTCACGCGGGCAGGATATCTTTTATAGGGGTGGATGGCAGCGGACGGACCCGGTCAGCGCGCCTGAGGGCGGCACGGTCGTCGATGCGGAGGCCCGCACAGCTATCCGCCAATTAATCGCCGCTCTGGTCGCCGGAGGAATCCTCCCACCCTCGTAGAATCTTCGGAGCCATCGCGGCCCAACCTCGTTGCGCAAGGGAGACAGGACGGGAGTTGCGCAATGAAAACCCTTTCCATAGCCCTGATCGCGATGGCGACCGCCCTGGCGGGTTGCGAAACAATGGACGAGATGGGCGGCGACACTGTCGGTGAGGCCAGCCTTGTGACGGCAGACGGTGCCTCGGCGGGAACAGCGCGGCTGCTGGAAAGCGGCACCGACATGAACGTCGCCGTGACGCTGACCGGCATCTCTCCGGGAACGCATGGAGTCCATCTGCATACGACCGGTTCGTGCCAGGCCCCAGACTTCACGTCTGCGGGCGGGCACCTGAACCCCACAAGTCGTGAACACGGGTTCGAGAACCCGCAAGGCTCCCATTTGGGCGATCTGCCGAACGCAATGCTCGATGCATCCGGAAGTGGCAGCGTCAGCTTCACGCTGCAGGGCAGCCGTGAAGAGCTCATCTCGCAGCTGTTCGATGCGGACGGCACGGCAGTGGTCGTTCACGCCACGGCAGACGATTACCAGACTGACCCATCCGGAAACTCAGGCGGCCGGGTCGCCTGCGGTGTTCTGGTCCCCAGCTGATTTTCTGATCGGCTGTGCCGCGTCGGCGGCGAGGGCAGTCAGTCGGCCGGAGCGGCGGCGTAGCGAGTGGGATCGACCAGACCGGCTTCGCCAAAGCCCTTGCGGCGCAGGCGACAGCTGTCGCATAGTCCACAGGCCAGCTCGTCCGGTCCAGGGTCGTAGCAGGACCAGCTCATCCCCGCATCCAGGCCGAGGCGCTGCGCTTCCTGCGCGATCCGCGCCTTGCCCCAATGCTGCAACGGAGCTTGGATGCGGAAGCGGCCATCTTCCGCCCCTGCCTTCGTGGCCAGCTGAGCGCTGCGTTCGAAGCTGGCGATGAACTCTGGCCGGCAATCGGGATAACCGGAATAGTCGAGCGCATTGACGCCGATGTAGATGTCGCGCGCGTCCACTGCCTCGGCCCATCCGAGCGCCAGTGACAGGAAGATGAGGTTGCGCGCTGGGACGTACGTGACCGGAATCTCGTCGCCGACGCCGTGCTTCGGCACGTCTATATCCCCGGTCAGCGCCGACCCGCCGAACTGCCGCAGATCGAGCGGAAGAACCACGTGCCGCTCCACCCCCAGTGCCTCTGCGATCCGAGTGGCGGCCTCGATTTCCAGCCGGTGCCGCTGGTTGTAGTCGATCGTCAGCGCGTGGAGGGCGTACCCGGCCTCTCTAGCGAGACCGGCTGCGACCATGGAGTCCAGCCCGCCCGACAGCAAAACGACGGCATCTGCAGCCTTTTCGGTCAT